TTCATTGGTTCAGATTGCTGTTAACACAACTAACACTATAACAATTAGTGGTGGTGAATCAATTGCGGCTTTCTATACTAATAGCTCAGGTCAAACAAGTTATCCTTTGGCTTCTATCTCTGCGATTGGTAACTCTGCCAACGGTGGTGGTACATCTAACAGTGTTCCAACATCTCAAGCGGGTCAGTACCCAGATGGTCCAGACATTCTGTACATCGTAGCTACAACGCTTAATGCGGGTGCTTCTAACACCGTTGTGGCTCGTCTCAACTGGCAAGAATCACAAGCTTAAAGGAGTTGAGATGCCTCTTATAAAAAGTAAGTCTAAGAATGCATTTGAAAAGAACATCTCAACTGAGGTGCAACATGGCAAACCCGTTAAACAGGCACTTGCAATTGCATATTCAATGCAAAGAAAAGCACACAAGAGTGAAGGTGGACTTTATGAAAATATCCACAAAAAACAAGAGAGGATAAAACATGAAAAAGCTGAAGGATTACCTGTTGAGCATATGCGTAAACCTGGGTCAAAGGGTGCTCCAACTAAAGATGCGTTTATCCAATCTGCTAAAACAGCTAAGAAAAAAGAAGGTGGATCAATGAAGAAAACGAGTGGTTGTTCATGGTAAATCCAATTAGCAAAACCACTAAGGGTAAGGGTAGGCACTTCTTGAGCACTGATGAGGGTGCGGGGATGACGAAGGCGGGTCGTGATGCGTACAACGCTAAGACAGGATCGCATTTAAAGGCACCCCAACCCAAGGGTGGAGCTAGGAAGGATTCATTTTGTGCCCGAATGTCGGGTGTTGTAGAGCACTCTAAGGGTGATGCTCCAAGAGCTAAAGCATCTTTGAAGAGATGGCACTGTCTAGGGTGGTAATCTATGAGTTATTCAGGAACTGTTGGCAATACGGTCATTAGCGTACAAACGCTGATAGATCATGGTGCCCGTCGTGCGGGGAAACTTGCCGAAGAGTTGACTGATGAACAAGTTCAGTCCGCTAAGGAGTCTCTTTTTTACATCCTATCCAACCTAATCAACCAAGGTATTCAGTACTGGGCGGTGGTGAAGTATGTGATAGGGCTAAACGCCAACCAATACATTTATTCTTTGCCAAACGGTGCAAATGACATCTTAAATGCGTTGTACAGGACAATGAACCAACCCTCTGGTAGCTATACAACAAGCTCTGGAGGTACAGTTGCTAACGTCTATGACGACAATATTGCAACTTATTGTCAACAAACGTCTGCAAATGGCAATATTTCCGTGTTTTACGGCACTGGACAGAACACTTATATCGGATCTATAGGTTTTATGCCTTATATCTCTGGTGGTGGTAGCCAGACTTGGAATTACACGTTTCAAGCGTCTTCTGATGGCACTACTTGGACAACTCTTTACACTGGAACGAGCGTCACGGTGACGGATTCTCAGTGGATTTGGCAAGACATAGACCCAGGGCAAAACGTCCCGTACTACAGGATGGTAGCTACTGGGGGCACAACCCTATCTTTACGTGAACTTTACTTTGGTAACAATGCAAGACTGTTGCAGATGTCACGTCTGAACAGGGATGATTACACCAATCTACCGAACCAAAACTTTACTGCCAATCAACCGTATCAGTACTGGTTTGATAGGACGATACCGCAACCTACGTTTTATTTGTGGCCGGTACCGCAGACGGCTTTTGTACAGGCTACTATTTGGTATTCAAGGCAGATTCAGGACGTTGGAGCGTTGACAAACCAATTGGAGATACCAGATCGTTGGATGTTGGCGGTTCAGTCTATGTTGGCTCATCAGATGAGTATTGAACTCCCTGGGGTGGATATTCCAAGGATTCAGTACCTAGAAGGACAAGCAGAGAAGTACTTCCAGATGGCAGAACTTGAGGAAAGGGATCGTTCGCCCATATATCTTGCTCCAAACATATCGGGATACACACGCTGATGAATCATTTGACATATGCCCACTATAAGCCTGATGGAACTATCTTTTACATTGGTAAAGGATCGGTTAAAAGGGCTTATTCAAAAAGTGGACGTAATGTTATTTGGAACAGAACAGTTCAAAAACATGGTGGTTTTAAAGCTGAAATACTTGGCAGATGGAATACTGAACAAGAAGCTTTTGAGCATGAAATATTTTTAATTGATTGCTTTAAAGATATGGGGTATCAATTAGCTAATATTGCTGTTGGCGGCATGGGGTCAACTGGTTTTAGACATACAGATGAGCATAAAAAAAATCTTTCTAAAAAAATGATAGAAATAAATCCTATGAATAATCCTGAAATAAGGTTTAAACAAAAGGAAAATATTCGCATTGCCATGCAAAGACCTGAAGTAAGAATAAAACAAAGCAAAAATAGAATTGGAATGAAGTTTTCTAATTCTCATGTTGAAAGTTTAAAAAATTGTCATCCGATGAAAGCTTGTGTGATAAATGGGGTGGAATACAAGTCTTTAATGGAAGCATCAAGGGTTTTGGGTATTCGTCATGGTACTTTGTATCGTTGGCTAAACAATCCAAATGTAAAGCATACCAAACAATATGCTCACATAATTGAATGTAGGTGGTCATAATGCCAATGTTCCTTGACACAGAGGGGTATGCGAGTATAGCGATTGCGATTTGCGATAGGTGCAAGTTCAAGCGTCCTTTGTCCACGCTGAGTCCTGACATTAACTTCCCTGGGTTACAAGTGTGTGAGGAGGGTTGTAGGGATGAGAAGGATCCGTATCGCCTCCCCGCGAGAAAGACCGAGAGGATTAACCTAAGATTCCCTAGACCTGATGAAGCGTTGGTAGTTCCTAACAATCAGTTGATCACAGGACAGTACAGCAACTCTATAATTTCAACTGGTACAAATACTTCCAATCCAAATTTGGTAAATGGTGATGAAGACGAAATTGTTATAGGTTCATAATGGCACAAGTACAAATATCACAATTACCTACCGCATCGACTCTGACAGGGGCAGAGGTAGTACCTGTTGTACAAAACGGGGTAACTTCTCAAACCACTGTCAGTGCTATAGCCAATTCACCTGTTTTAACACAGACATTTTTGACTGTTGGATCACAACCCACGCTGAGTGGAGCACGTTATATAGGTGCTAGTAGTGGTTTGATTGGTACAGATAATGGCTCAGGGTCAAGTTATGTTTTATCTTTGACTGGGGCACCTTTAGCTTTATTTAATAATAGCAACGGAATTCAGGTAAAGACGGGTGCAAGTACTATGTCTGCGGTGCAGATAGCGATATCTGGATCTGGATTGTCTATATCTAATCCTGATGGAACAACGGGTAATCCTACGTTGTCTCTAAGTGGGATTATGGCTAATTTGTCGTCTTATTCAGGTACTGGACTACTTACAGTATCTGGAACGACCATATCCTCTACATCGGTTACGGGTACAAGCAACCAGATTACGGTTACAAATGGCAATTCAGCACCTGTTGTTGCATTGTCTAGCAACCCTGTGATCCCAGGGACTGGCTCCATTACCCTACCTTCTGGTGGAACTTCTGCAAGACCTAGTGCAACCAACGGTATGCTTCGGTACAACACCGATACGCAAACTTTTGAGGGGTATGCAAACAGTACTTGGGGGTCGATTGCCACAAATAGTGGGGTGACGTCGATAACCGCAGGGACGGGGCTATCTGGGGGCACTATAACGTCCACAGGAACGATTTCTATCACAAGTACAGGGGTAAGTGCCAGTACATATGGATCTGCTACCTCAATCCCTATTTTCACGGTAAATGCTCAAGGTCAGTTGACCAGTGCTTCTAGTGCTACGGTCGCCCCTGCGTGGACTTCCATCACTGGAACACCTACCACGCTTTCTGGATACGGGATTACGGATGCGTTGACTGCATCCAACACTGCTACTTTGACCAACAAGTCAATTAGTGGTGCGACAAACACGATTACTGCTCTACCTAATTCAGCACTGAACAACAGTTCTTTGACTGTTAACGGTACATCAATTAGCTTGGGTGGATCTGGAACTGTTACTGCAACTGCGACTAATGCGTTGACAATTAGCACTGGACTTTCAGGATCTAGTTATAACGGATCAAGTGCGGTAACGATTGCTATATCCAATACTGCGGTGACCGCGGGGTCGTACACGAGTGCCAACATTACTGTCAACGCTCAGGGTCAGATTACCAGTGCGAGTAATGGTAGCTCAATGGTGTACCCAGGGTCTGGAATCCCATTGAGTACAGGATCGGCTTGGGGAACAAGTTACTCAACCAGTGGATCAGGAAACGTAGTTTTAACCAGTGGTGCAACGATCACAAATGCAACTCTTGCAACTCCTACGGTTAGCACAACGGCACAATTTACATCCATTGCACAACCTACCTACAACGAAGGTTTGCTTTGGTACGATAGCACACAACACGCTTTAAGTTACTTTAATGATGCAACCAATAATGCCATAACGATTGGTCAAGAGACACAGGTAAAGGTTAAAAATAACACTGGATCGACGATTTCTGCGGGTACGCCTGTCTATGTAACCGCTACATCTAGCGGTCAAATTTATCCTCTTGTCGCCCCTGCTCAAGCAAACACGGTAGGAACTTCTGCTGTTTTGGGTTTAACCACACAATCCATAACAAACGGCTCTATAGGTTATGTAACAACAGCAGGGCTAATTACCCCAGTTAACACGGGAACATTTACGGTTGGTGATGTTTTGTATCTAAGTCCGTATTCTGCGGGGCAGATTCAAAATACTGTACCTCCAACGGGTTATGCTGTTCAAATTGGTGTGGTTTCTTATTCAAATAGTTCACTTGGATCTATTTACGTAAAACAGACGACCCCATTGTCGGTTTCTGCTCAAACTCTTGTAGGTCAAGTGGCATTGGCTAATGGTGGAACAAATGCTAATTTGACAGCGGTATCTGGGGGGGTTGTTTATTCTGGAGCATCCGCTATGGCAATAACTGCTGTGGGAACAGCGGGTCAGGTGTTGGTTTCAAATGGAACTTCTGCACCGACATTTGGGTCTGTTGCAGGTGGTGGATTTTAATGTTTAAAGATACAATAGTGAAAAGGATTTAATATGTCGCAGAGTGGATACACGCCTATTTTGATCTACGCCAGTGGAACTACTGGCAACACACCATCTGCATCCAATTTAACAAGTGGATCTACAGGTGCTGAACTCGCTATTAACTACTATGATGGTAAGTTGTTCTACAAGGACAACAGTGGTACTGTTCAGACAATGGCGACCAGTGGAATAGGTAATAACTTAACTTATTCATCTACGAATACGACTTTCTTATTTAACAGTACTGGATCTGCACAGTTACCGACTGGTACGACGGCACAACGCCCAGGCACCCCAGCAACCGCAATGCTGAGGTACAACACAACACTGGCTCAGTTTGAAGGCTATAACGGGTCAGCGTGGGGCGGTATTGGAGGTGGTTTAGGTGGTGGATCTATATTGACCAACACGACCACGGTTACCACGAACGCAACCATTTCAAGTGGAACAAACGGATTGTCCGTTGGACCCGTTACTATAAACAACGGTATCACGGTGACTGTAGCTAATGGTCAGCGTTGGTTGATTTTGTAAGGAATAAAAAATGGCATCAATTATTAATGCAGGGACTACAACCCTAACACCAATACAGATTACTGGTGATACGTCGGGCATATTGCAGTTGCAAACCAATGGTGGTACTACTGCGGTAACAATAGATACAAGTCAAAGGGTTGGTATTGGTACAGCTAGTCCTAGTTATTTGTTGGATATTTCTTCTGGTGCGGTAGGAGCAAGTAATTTAAGAATTGCCACAACAACTGCATCTTATGGTGCTAATTTAATATTACAAGGAACTACAACTAGCAAAAACTGGTCTGTTTCATCATCTTTTACAAATGCTGGAGATCTTGCTTTTGTCCCATCAACGACTAATGGGGGTGTTACTTTTACTACTGCCGCAATGACACTAGATAATAGTGGTAATTTGTTGGTTGGTATTACAAGTAATAATTGGGGGTCAGGTCAAGTTGGAAGTATACAAGCAGGGCCAAGCTCAAACTCAGCAGGTTACAATAAATATGTAATTGCAAGTAATCCATACAGTAATTCTGTAAGCGGAATTCCTAATTTTGTTGTAAATAACGCTTCAACTTATTCATGGGGAATTGGCTCAAACTCAGCATCTAATGACAACATTTTGCGTATTGGAACAGTTACAAATAATTCAAGCGGAGTGTATTGGCAAGGCGGCTATGCAAATATATATGCTGGAACTTACACAAATGCTTCGGATTACAGAATCAAAGAAAATGTAGTTAATTATGCAGATGGAGCTTTACTTAAGGTACTTGCACTTCGTCCGGTAAATTACAACATAATCACCCCCCCAGCCCCAGAAGGAAAATCTGAACCAGTTATTAGGACTGAAGTAGGATTTTTGGCTCATGAAATACAAGAGCATATTCCTGAAGTGGTAATTGGAACAAAAGATGCAGTAAATTCTG